TTGAATTCAATTAGTTTTTCTTCATCTGTGTATGAGTAGTAAGGCATACCACGCTCTCTAAAATATTTAAAAACAAGCTCTATCTGATCTTCGCTCATATCAACTTTATATCTTTATCTTTTTTCAACACATCCAATACGGGAGATTCATCATTTCTGAACAACGTCATTACAGACGTATCAACATCTCCACTATTGGTCTTAACTACGCTTGCCCTAACCACTCTAGTTGGTTCAGGGTTCACTCCTTGCTCCATGCAAATCTGTTCAAAGTCATTGGCTAACCATAGTGCTAGTGCAAACCTCATTCCATCAACGATACTGGAAGCACCTCTAATAGACTGTCTCGCCTCCATACTGCTCTCTGTGCCAACTAAACCGCTCTTGTTCATGTGATGTATAGATAACGTAGTCGCTCCTAGTTGTGCCGATATACTGGCGCAGAACGAACACCACAACTGCGCTGACTCGTTACTGCTACTGATAGGGCTAGAAGCACTCACAAAGCTCTGTATTGGGTCAAATACAACTAACTTGAGGTCAGGTATTGATTTGAGCTCTTCGACTAATTCTGTGGCTTGTGCGGTGATATTATCCTCTGTCAACAAGATCATAGGTTTACCATGATCTGCAATTGTATAAACAAACACATCATACAAAGCATTGAACCTTGCCCCATGTGGGTCTAAAGAGTTTATTCTCCTGTGTATCTCTTCTTGGTTATCTTCCGAACTAAGAACGACTGAGTTACCCGACTGTAAAATATTCTTGCCTAAGAATGTTCCTCCCCCCTTTGCTAAGTTTAAGGCTAACTGCAAAGCTAAGAACGATTTACCAATACCACCAACGCTTGATAAAACTCCTGGTGCTTTTAGCGGAATAAAACGGTCAACTAACCACTCAATAGGAGGAGGACTACCGATGAGGTTTTTTATAGCGTACCGCTTTATCCCTAAACCAAAATCTTCAATCTCTTGTTTGACTGATTCTAAACCTACTTGTTGGTGTAGATCATTAAAGTCTCCAATGATTGAAGGTAATTTTACTACAGAGTTATGCACAGCTTTTACACATTCGTCTGCTTTCTGCTGGCCTACTCCATTCTTATCATTATCAAAGGCAATAATGAACTTAGCTTGTGTTCGCTCCCGCATCCTGTTCATTGCCTCTAAACCAAAAGTCGCTGAAAAAACAACAACTACTGGCAAACTTGTTGCTAAATGTACGCTAACTCCTGTAGCGACTCCCTCAACAACAACTATCTTTTCTAAAGTGTGTATCTGTTTTAGATCAAAACCAATGGGAAAGACATTTCCTTTCACTTCACTAGCAGATACGAACTTTTTACCGCCTTTTTTGTCTATATACTGAAGACTTCTTAGCTCACCTGTTATAGAATGCGCCACGGGAATTATCAGGCTACCGTTTAATTCCTTTAACCCATAATTATTAACTATATTTTTTGCACTTAAATAAGGATGCTCAACACAATCATTGCACTTTTTAAATCTCTCTCTAACCTCTTCTGCTACTTCATCTTGCCTCCGTTTCTTATGTTCTTCCCCTTGACGTATAGCTTCTTCGAGTTTGGTCTTTAGAACCTGTCTCTGAGTATCATTTAATTGGTTGGGGTCAACAGAAGACCACTTACCTTGTAAGCCTGTTCTCCAGTTACCCCATACGCAGTTCTGATAATCGCCTGTCTCGTTAAAGACATACCAACCAGAACGCTCTCCATGTTTATCAGGGCGAACACCAGCTCCCGCTCTAACGGGTACTCTGACTAATTCGCCTGTGGTATTAATGTAATCAATGAACAGACCATCATCAGTCATTTCATTAATTAATGAATCTATGCTTTTCTTTTGTCCACGAAATTGAAAGTTCTCGTCAATGACGATTCCCTCTTCGCCTACATACTTTCTTAAATCAACCATTTTCTCGTAATTCTTTTACGAGAAGTCCTTTATCAGCTAACTCCGAACAATAATTTAGATACTCTGCTATTGCTTTACCAAATAATTTTATTCTTTGATCTCTCTCCCACTCGTGCATTACAAATGTATTTTCCTTCTTTGCAATGTCTAAGTAAGTATCTTTAGTTAAGGTCAAGGCATACTTGATGCCTTCATAATTTAATTGTGCGACATACGGTAAAGGTTCTCCTCTTTCTAATCTTTCCTTTATCTTCTTGGTGTGTTCCATACAACAACTTCCGTAGTAACGATCCTCATATCGTAATAACAGACCTCCGCTGGGTGACGTGCAATAACTGCACAACGAAGGTCTGTCATACTTTAAAGGTTCATTAGAACGGGACATCTTCGCCAGACGTTTCTTCTTTAGGTTTCTGCGCTACCTTCTCTGTAGTTTCTTTTTTTACCACAGGTTGAAACGTATTACCGAAGTCTTCCTTTATCTCCATGTAACCCTTTTCACCTTCAACAAGTTCTGCTGACAGAGACTTGCCTAAAAGTTGAACACTAGGATCAGTCAATGCGCCTGTTACTCCACACGCTTTGCCAATCTTTCTAAGTGTTTCCACACCTATGCTAACTGCCTTGTCGCTTGTGTTATGAGCCATAGTGCAAGCATAGTTCATGTTAATGGTTGTATCTTCTACTTCAAAAAATAACTTTAAAGCCTCCCAACCATTAGCACCTGTAATGATTTCATCACCACAGAATGTCATGTTATACCTACCTGGTGTTAGCTTACCTCCGCCTCCACCGCCTTCGCTTACGCTATCCACATCTAAGTCGTGGCCATACTTGGTTATATCTACCATTTTTATCTCCTTTAATTTTTGATGATTGCCTCTCTGATTGAATCCCAATCAAAAGGCATTTCTTCAGGTAAACCATATCTGTTCTTAGCTAAGAACGCTGGTTTCGCCTGTGTGTAAATTACACGATCTCCCTGAACTGCTTTAGTGTTTGTCTGCCCGCCTTTTCCCTGTGTCTTAACTGTACCCAGTTTAAAGTTAGCAAAGAAACAACAATCACTATGCTCAAGTATTAAGTCTCCCGCTTTCCTGTGCAACTTCAGCTCGTGTCTGTCGTATGCCTCAATCTCAGGCGACTCAAATCTTTTTATTTGGTTATGTGCAATCTGAATAATCGTCATGCTCTTCTCATCTCTAAGACGATTGAGTATGTCTATGTATTCTCTCCATTGTTTAAGAGCCTCTACATAACCACGACCATAACCAAATTCTTCAATAGACTTCTTGCCATGCTCTTGACAGACCTTCTCCCATATCAGAGGTTCAAGCCAATCTAAAGAGTCAACTGCTAAAGTCTTATACTCATGATCTTCATCTAATAAAGTTTTAAGATTAGCTATAAACGTATCGTAGTCTTTAGCCACAGGAAAGTGATCACATTGAATCTTACCCATACCATCTTCTGTCAAAGCAAAGATAGGTGCGTTCATACCAGATGCAAAGGATGTTTTACCAATCCCCGCACCTCCATATAACACAAGCTTGGGTGGCTTGAGCTTAGTCTTCTTTCTTATATCAGCTAGACTCATCTTCCACCTCTACTACTTCTGCATCGATCTCAGGCTCAGTTTCTAGTAACTGCTTTAAAGAAACCTCACAACCTATGATTGTAAAATCTATCTTACGCAGTTCAGCGTTAGCTTGTGCAACAAAGTTTTCTTTGTTCTCAACCAACAACTTTCTTTCGTTAAAGAAAAGCTTTGCTTCATCAGACATATCCGATACAAATATTTTCGGCCCATCTCCAAATTGCACAAATTCTTCTTCTTGTGCTTTCTGATTTTTTTTATCAGTCATTTTTTTCTCCTACATATTGTTTATAACTATCGCAAATATCCTTCGCATTACAGAAACGACAAGTCTCTTTGCTTGGGTTGTATTGCGGTTCTTCTTCGTCACAAGCGTCTGCTGCTGGCTTCAAAGTCTCGTAACCCCAGTCCACTAGATTAGCCGCAGACATGGAATAAGATCGTATAGCACCGTCTTTGTGCCATGATCTAGGTTGTACTATTGTCATGGTAACGATTGTGTCTTCGCTACCGTATCTTGATAAAGCTCCCAATGCGTATATTAATAACTGTGTATTGTTCTCTACGTCTACAGGAAACTTACCTGATTTTAAATCTATGATCTCTAATTCTTTTTCGCCTATCAAAATGGCATCTGCCGTTCCCCAAATGTGTTCTGATATTTCTTCCATGCTGACTCTCTCTTCTATCAGCATCTTGGCATTTAATTCTTCTTTTCTTTTATTGACGTAATCCACATAGACTTCAGCACACTTAATCATGTCTTCGTCAACTTCTATCTCAAAATCTTCTACGCTTTCTTTTCTACCCAACCAATAGTCTTGTAGTGTTACGTTTTCCAAACGATCTTTTAATAACATCTCTGTCATACTGTGTACGAGCGTACCTGTAGCAGCTGGCAAGCTTGTTGAATAAGGGACTTCCATAGCTAGGTTAGGCATACCAGGACAAGCCATCCATATCTTTGAACCACTAGGACTTAGTTTAGCGTGCGCCATTGTGTACCAGTCTTCCCTTCTCGTACTCTTCTATATAATCTATATCGTAAAGCACCTTGCCACCGATCTTAAAGAACTCAGGCCCTTGTCCTTTACCCCTTTGATTCTCTAGGGTTCTAGGACTTATCTTCCATCGTTGCGCTAGTTCTCTCGTGTCAAGAAATTTGCTGGTTTTATCTTCCATATTTTCCATTATTACTCCCTTCTGTACTCTTTGATTGCCAATAATACATTTTTTAACTAGAATATCAACAAATAGTGATGAAAAAGTTTAAAAAAGATAACAAAGCCACCAATCGTCAGGTTGGAGGCGATCACTATAGGAGTCTGAAGATCACTCCTACGCAGTATATATATGCTAATGATCTGTCTTGGAATTTGGGTAACTGTGTTAAATACATAACCAGAAACAAAGAAGACAAGGTAGAGGACTTATTAAAAGCAAAGCATTATATAGACTTGGAACTAGAGATGGTCTACGGATGCAATCCCGAAGGTATACGGGAGGAAAATAAATGAGCCAATATATAGATAAGGTAAAGATAGATGGCAAGACTACGAGCCTTAGAGACAATCCTTGCATATCAGTATGTAGCTTGACGTATGGAGCTGGAAACAAATGTATTTGTGGTCGCAGTTTAAGTCAGGTTTCTAACTGGAATGGTTATGATGATGTCACTAAGAAGATAATCGTAATGAACGCTATAGAAGATAAGGAGTCTTTTCCAAGACAGAAACTTACCTTCTTAGCGGATGAATACGATATATCTATGGACTCTGCCAAACAAATCTTTGTCACAGACAGAAAGGAAACATAACATTATTCACCATCAATAATGTTCTGTATGTGTTCTCCTACAAGGTTTGCGTTGGCTATCGCTTTGTCTTGATGAATATGTGCGTATCTTTGGGTGGTTGCCTGATCTCGGTGGCCTAATAAATTACCTACCTCTGATAGATTAATCTTTTGCAAACTCCAAGATGCGTAACTGTGTCTGATATCGTGCAGTCTTATGTCCTCTAAACCAATAGTTTGTTTGATTGTTTCCCACGTTCTTCTCGGTGTTTTAATACCAATGATGTATTCAGAGGAACGATCTTGCTGGTTGATTATGTCCATTGCCATAGGTGTTAGATGGATAATACGATCCTCTCCGTACCTGTCTGTCTTATGATCCTTGATAATAAGTGTGTTACCTACTAGGTCAGTCCACTTAGCTTTGGCTATCTCCCCCTTCCTTGCACCTGTTAGGATTAGCAACCAGATAAAGGCAACCGATTTCTGATAGATTTGGTCATCTTTTAATTTATTCAGCTGATCTCTGACTGCTAACAGTTCTTCATTCGTCAAGTATCGCTTGCGTTTGTTCTCCCTGTTCTTGGGTATATTGGTGCTTGGGTTTATAACTACCAATGATAATGTAATGGCTAGGTTATAAATCGCTTTTATAATAGATAAACACTTATTAGCCAGAGAAGGTGCTCTGTCGCTAATATCAAAGTGTAACTGTGCTATGTCTCCACGAACAATCTCGTCTATCTTCTTATCGCCCAATACAGGACTGATATTCTTTTTATAGACTTGCTCTATCTTGTCAACAGTCTTGATTTGTCTTCTTTTAAGGTCTTTGACATAGACCATAAACATTTCGTCTAAAGTTTTCATAACATCTCCCTAATGCGTTATTAGGCAGTATAGTGTACTTTATCCAGTATGTCTAATATGTTGTCTATCGGGTTGTTATTCTGCATCTCCTCATCTTTAATCGTAACGCTATTAGTATCATCTGCTTTACGAAATACCACGTTCATGTATTCTAGGGAGACAAAGGCAAAGATATCTATTGCACCATCTTCATAGTTACGGTTCTTAGTGTGCGATCCTCTACGCATATCAAACCGCCAGTTCGCTCTGTGCTTTTCTATCTTGGTCTTGGTTTTAACTTGGACTCTGTAAAGTGTGTTGTTGTATTCAAAGAGTACGTCAGCTTCCGCTGAGTGCGGAATCATAAGAACTGTGTCGGAAATTTGAGAGAGAAGTGATGCTACGAAATACTCGCCAGAACGACCAACCCGTTCTGTGGTTCTTGACATGGTTTATTCTTGAGCTGACATCCTTTCCAATAATGTTTGCATACTTGGTGATGGAGGTATTCTTTCTCCCCCTAAAAGGGTAGCAGATGCAGATAGCACTCTTGGAGAAATTGCTGCTCTTCCAACGTCTGATGCCTTTGGAATATATTTTTTTAATATTCCTTTAAAGGTTTTTTTGTCGTTAATTTCTTTTGCTATGCTTTTAAGAGCAGCTGGATTGGTTGTTGTTAAAATTCTAGCTAATTCTTTAGCAGCTGCTTGTGCTGCTTCATTTTGCATCGCTGGGTTGTCTGCTTTAAACAAAGAATAAATTAAACCTACAGGGCTAAGATTTTGAATATCTGAAGGTTGCATTAATTCTTTTATAGCTCCTACAGCTTCTTGTCTTCCAGCTGTGGCACTATTTCCCACTACAAGATTAGAAGTGTCTTTTAGTTGTATTTCATCTTCTAAATTAGATATAAATTTATTAAATTTTTTCTGACCAATCGGGCCTTTATCAAAGGTTAATCTAAGTAATCTTCTGCTTCTTGGTGTTTTAATTAAATTGTAAGCAACATTTGCTCCTCTACCATCTGTAGCCATTATTGTTTTTTCCATTTTCTCAACAATATTATTTAAAACTCCATTTCTGAACGCTTCTAATTCAGATTTTGACATAGTTACTATTTCTTCGGCTAACTCTTCTATATTTTGATTAGAAGCGTCATATTTTCTACCTAATTCCAATTTATCTAAAACAGCTGTTTTACTTGACCACTCATCTCTTGCTTGTTTGTATATTGGATTATATTTATCCATATAATCTAAAAACTCTCCTCTGGTAGATTTTTGCATACCTAATTGTGTTGATCCAATTCCGCTTGTAGGCGATCTTCCAGTATAAATTCCATCATCCAAACTCATTTTCATGTAATGTAAAAGCTTTGTATCTATAGCCTTAACTTCATCTCCTTCTGGAGTTAGCATTTTTCCATTTTTTAAATTAATTCTAGGAAGTTTTACCCCTTCTTCGGCTGCAAGTTCGTAAGCTTTTGTAAAAGCGTTTCTTGCACTAGGCTTTTCTAATATGGTTGTTAATTCTTCTGTTGCTGGTATTTTTCTTTCAAATGCTTTTTTATAAAGAATATCTCCATTAGCTTTCCTAGCTGCTTCTATTGCTTTATATGTATCAAAATAAGAAGCTTGAGCACCATAAGCATCTTGTAAATCGCTCTTTAATCTTGTCAACATACCTTGATTTCTTAGTTTAAGAAAATCTTGTGCTTCTTTTTTACCTTTTCCTGGTAAAACATTAACCGCATCTAAATATGCTCTTGTGTTAGGCCCTATATCAGCTAAAGCATATTTTTTACCAGACCTTTCTGTTATGTATTGTATTGCGCTATTAATGTTAGTTTTATCATATTCAAGTGCTTCTTCTACTAACTCTCTTGCTTTCTTTTGACCTACTTTTTCTGGTTTACGAAAAGCTTGTGCAATTTCAGAACCTATTTTTGCAATAGGTCTTGCTAAAACTTGCATACCAGCACCAAAAGCACCAGAAGTTAAACCAGTTCCTATAGCTGGAAGAGCCCTTTCAAGCGGATCACCTTCGGCTGCACCAGCACCATAAGCAACACCAGCTGGAACAGCTCTTAATGCAGCAGCTCCTATACCTGTTGCAGATATTGGTGCAGAAGCTCCAAGGGTTACTACAGCTGGAGCAGCAGCACCAGCCAATTCTGCTGCAATAGCTGCTAATGGCTGTTCTTTCCCATATTTTTCAAAAGCTTCTCTTTCTAAGTCTATGGCTTGATCTATAGTCATTTCGCTGCTAAGACCGCCTCTTATAGCCCCAGTTAATTCGTCAGCAAACCTGAAAGTTAAACCTTGCATACCAGCGGCAGTTTTTTCAGTAAATACAGGAAATTTATAATTTTTTATATCTGTAGTGTCCCCACCAAGATATAAGGCGGGGCCTTTTTTTGTATCTATAATATCGCCAGCTTTCATTATAATCCTGGTGGTAAGTCTGCTCCTTGAGTGCTAGTAAAATCATCACCGTCTAAAGCTTTTTGTCCCTGTAATTCTAAAAAGTTATTATATTCTTGTATTAAAGGAGCAGCACTATATAAGTCTGGTCTTGTTTGTTTATACGCTTGAAATGCTATGTTTCTATCTACTTCTGTTTTTCCTCTATTTTCAGGTTTTCCATAAAATTCGTTGTCAAACGTGTGTTCGTCTTGTGCTCTTCGTGCTGACAATTCTACAGCTTTTAACATTAACCTATTTCCAACAACAGATTTCGAAAGTTCTGGCGACCCTTTAACAACAAAATCTAAATCCTTATCGGTAGGATTAACACCAAGCTGTTTTACTAACGGTAATATCATTTGAGTTGTGCCAGCAGCAAAAGCTTCTGCGGAAGCTACTTCTATTGGTTTAAAATCCTGTCCAAATGCAAATTGTCCAACTCTATTTAAAGCTAGTTTGCTTTGTTCACCAAAGCCAGTTTGTAGACCTTGATCTAAAATATTTGTTAAATTTTCAACAGTTGTCAAAGAATTAGATGCTTGTTGAGATGCTTCGTATCTTTCATTATATTTTTTAGGGCCTAGCTCCTGAAAACCTTTCTGTCCATAATCTATTTTTGTAGCTCCCGCCTCTTCTTGACTTTGTAAAAATGCTGCATAACCTTGTGTTGTAGGGTTATCAGTAGTCAAAGCATATTCTTGATAACTTGTTGGTTTTTTTGTTGTAGGTTGTTCAGCCTTATATCTTTCCAATAATAAATCTGGTAATTTTTTATAACCTAAAGCTTTAGTTAAATCTTTAAAACTACCGTCAGGTAATTTTTTCATAAACTCGTCATAAGCTTCCTTTTGTTCTTTCTCTTTCTTCTTGCCTTCTTGCATTTCTTTAAATTGCAATGTTTTTACAACAAAGTCTTCATCACCTTTTAAAGCACCGCCTAATGCGTATAGCATCATAGCCAATGTTTCATTTTTTCCAGTTGTAGGATTAGCAGTAGGTGTAGGTATGGATGCAGATGGTTGCGTAGGAGGAGTTACAGGATATTGTTGTTGAATACCTCCTAATATTTTTTGCATATCTAATAAATTTGCCATTTACAAAACTCCGTAATTAACTCTGTAATATCCGTTCTCGTCTTCCATGACCGCTTCAGGCATATACTTCATTACTTCTTGAGCAAGAACACCGATTGTGGGGAATTTATCCCAACCCATTTGTTTGGCTTCATCTTTCCAATTCCATGTATAGATGTTGTGTCCTTTTTCTTTGCCAACAAACTTAATATCTTCTTTCATTCTTTCGTCTGATCCAGGCATCATCATAGCAGTTGCTGCTAGTTGTGCAGCAGTTCCTAATATATCTCCTGTGCCAGTTTCTCTTTGTGTAGTTTGGCCAGGAGTAGTTGGAGCCATTGCTTGACCCAATAAACCAAGTTGTTGACCACCATAACCCAAAGCTCTTTGGAACTCTTGATATGGAACATCCAATCCTCTTTGTTGTAGGGCTTGTTGTTGTAATCCAATTTGACCAAGCTGACCTAATCTTGCAGCTTGTTCTGCTTGCAATCCACCAAGCAATCCAGCTTGGAATTGTCTGCCTCTCATTTGTCTTTCTATATCCGACTCAGCAGCACCTAAAGCTTGACCAAATCCAGCTTGTCTTAGTCCAGCTGCGGTTCTTGCAGCTTCTTGAATATATGGTCTAGTGGCTTCAGCTTCCATAATCGCTGAACGTGATCCACCAAAAGCACCCGCACGAATCGCTTGTTCTTGTGCTCTACGTTGTGCTATGTCTTGTTCTCTTCTTATATCACCTAATGTAGTGTCTATAACTTGTTGTGTATAAGGTGATTGATAAGCACCTATATCTGCCTCTAAAAGACTAGGAGTAGGAGCTTGTGCCAATCCAGCTAATCCCGTCATAGGATCGTATTGCATACCCGTTTCAAATAAACCACGAGTGGCTTGAAACTGCCTTAGTTGATCTGGATTAAAACCAGCTACTCTTGCACCTGTATAGGGTACAAAAGGTTGATTCATTAATGACGATGCAGCACCAAACAAAGCTCTTTGTTGCTGTTGTTGATACTCTGGTATTGTAGCTTCTGCTGTTGTTGCGCCTTTACTCATAATTCTTTTCTTATCATGTGTTCTTCTTCAAAACCTAAATGCTTTAACTTCCTTGACCATCCTTTTCTTCCGCCTCCGTACAGCCTTTTACATTCAGCTGCTCTAGCAAAAGCTTCTATGGATGGTAGCATTTCTACTAATTCATTGTAGTCTCCACCGCAAAAAAGTAAATTTAATACTTTATGCTTTGGAAATATTACAAATTCTGTTACCAATGCAGACTCCTTACCAGCCCACAAATGGAACAATCCATTACTTATTTTATCTTCTACATGGTCTATTGTATAGGAGTCTTGATATCTCAAGGCTTCCTCTATGTAAGGTTTACAACGAATCCATTGCATTTCCCATTCGGGTTTAAAGTCAACTACGTTATCAGTCACCTTTTGCATATTCTACGATACTCATAATTACACTTAATTTGTTTGCATGAGAAGCTGTGCAATTTATAATTTCTCCAGATG